TGGCACCGCCCAGATTGGCACCGTCCAGATAGGCACCGTCCAGATCGGCCCCTTCCTTAACCGCTATTTGCAGCGCGGCTTTCATATCTCCCGCCTCGACGGAAAACAGAACGCCTGCTGTGAACCTGTGCTTAATTTCGATCTTCATGTTAATTCTCCATCGCAAAGGCGACATCCAGAGCATCACGTGCCTCCGCTGCCTCTTCCCGCGCGTATCTGAGGCAATCACGTTTGAGGCCGTCATCGTCCGCGTGGCGCTTTGCCATGTTCAGGTAGTTCCGCGCCAATTGCGTGTGGATCACGTGCCACTTGAGGCCGTATTCCAGACGCCATGGCAGGCCGGTCTTGATGTTTGGGAGTTTCATGCCGCGCTCCTTTCGGCCAGTTCATCGCGCTTCTGGTCGCGCAACCAGTCTCCCCGGTCTTCGCGATCACCTGCCGCGTTTTCCATGGCGGCGGTTTCAACGTCGGCCATGTCGATGGATTCACGGATAAGCGCGGCAAGAGCATCACTTAAAGGCCCTTCCGGCATCGGCGCATAATGCCAGATGAAGTGGCCGCTGTCATCGCGGTCGTAGCCAGTAATGACTTCGATTGCGCCCAATTCAAACTCGGGCGCACATCCCGGATCTGCGTGTTCTGGCAGGCAGTTGATGCGGGCCGGTTCGCCATAACTGACAATGCTGACCTCAATCTGGCCTTCCAGGTCGTTAATTCCGTGGGCCTCGCTGCTCACGCAGAAAAAGTATTTGAATGTGTCCATAAATCCCTCCCGGTTCAGGCGGGGCGCGGCCCTTGTAATACCGCGCCCCATATCAACCCTGAACTTTCTCCTGTTACGTGTTGCCCTGTGTGGTCGAGCGTTCCCTTCACCGTGCTGGTGATGAAAGGAATATACGCGGCGGTAATTGGGATTGCAACAATAAAATACGCGATGGGATACGATTTTTGCATTTCTTGCTTGCATGGCCCATTGCTAAGGCGTATAACGTTGGCATGAAAACACTCCACGACATACGGGCCAGCCTAGGCATGGACCAGAAACAACTGGCCGAAGCCCTCGCGGTATCGCAGGCAACGGTGTCCAGATGGGAAAGCGGAAAGATGTTCCCTTCCTACCACACGGCAAAGCGCATTGTTGCGTTGGTGGCTGAACATAATTTGCCCATGCGTGTCGCGATTGATGACATTGTGAGGGCGGCATGATCCCCGCCAACATCGACAACATCAGACAGGAGGAGTGACCATGGATCACCACAAGAGCCTCGCGTTAAATCTCGCATGGACCGCAAATAACGCGGCCAGCTTCCCGCAAGGGCATTCCCCGGTGGATGCCATCAGGCGGAAGTGTGTCGATTGCTGCGCAGGGTATTTGCCTGCCATCACAGATTGCACGATGCACGATTGCGCCTTGTGGCCCTATCGGATGGGCAAAAACCCGTTCCATGCGCGTTCAGGAAAACCCAATCCTGACGCATTCAAGAAATCCAAATGACGCGCTCCGTTTCTCCGTGCGTTGAGCGCGTCATAGACGGCGCTGGTAGTTCCTCCCCTGCCAGCGCCGTCACCCTTCGCCTTGAGTGCATCCCCATCCCGCCATCCACCAACGCCCTATACCGCAACGTGCAGGGCCGTGGGCGCGTCAAGACGCAACGCTACCTGACATGGCAGCGGGCAGCGGGCAATGCGATTGCGGCACAAGAGACACACCCCATCCACGGCGACGTGGAGGTGTCCATCTTCGTGCCGCGCGACAACCGCCGAGATATTGACAATTATTGCAAGGCCACGTTGGACCTACTTGTGATGCACAAGCTAATTGATGACGACCGATATATCACGGTTCTACACGTCACAAAGCTGGACCGCGCCAACGACAAGAAGCACTGCACTGTTGTTGTGAGGTCGGCGTGTTGAAACAGCCCCCCCTGCGTGACCGCGCCTACCTGGACTGGCTCCGCACACAGCCATGCATCCTGACCGGCTTCCACGCCACAGAGTTTGAGGCGGTGGACCCCTGCCATATCGGCACCGCAGGCAAGGGCATGAAGTCACCGGACAATGAGGCGCTTCCGATACGCCATTCCTTACACGTAGAGGGGCATAGCAGCGGCGAGGTGACGATGCTGCGCACCCATGCCCCCGACTGGCTCATTCGTGACGCCTTCAGGGCTTATGCGCGAGATTTGTATTGTAATTGGAGAGGGTAACAATGGATCTAAATATCAGATACGACGAGTTTTTGGCCCAAAAGGCCATAATTGACCCGCCAACCGGCATGCATGAAATTCCACCATTGCCGGGATGTTTGTTTGACTTTCAATCTGACATAGTGCGTTGGGCACTCCGACGAGGCCGCGCGGCACTATTCGCGGGTACTGGATTGGGGAAGACCCTCATGGCGTTGGCCTGGGCGCAGGCGATCCATAAAACGACAGGGCATGACGTCATCATCTTAACCCCATTAGCAGTCGCGGCCCAGTTTGTTCGTGAGGGCAATAAGTTTGGCATCCCGGTTAAGCAATGCAAGTCCGATGATGACGTAGAATCTGGAGTTACTGTCACCAATTACGAGAAGCTGGCCCACTTTGATCTATCGAGGTTTGGCGGCGTTGTTCTTGATGAAAGTAGTATTCTCAAGTCCTACGATGGCAAGACGCGCACGATGCTGATTGCCGCTTGCCAGTCGATCCCGTTCCGGCTGGCCGCGACTGCAACGCCTTCGCCCAACGATTATATGGAACTTGGGAACCATGCCGAGTTCCTGGGCGTAATGTCATATACCGACATGCTGGCGACGTTCTTCACTCACGACAGCAGCGAGACGCAGGCATGGCGTCTGAAGGGCTACGCCGGGGGCGCGTTCTGGCGTTGGATGTGTTCGTGGTCTGTGATGCTCCGAAACCCGTCCGATCTGGGTTATCCATCGGACGGGTTTGACCTTCCGCCGCTCAATCAGACCCAGCATACGGTCGCGGTTGAATACGTGCCGAGCATAGAAACCGGGATGCTTTTCCCAGTCGAGGCACGGACCATGAGCGAGAGGATTTCTACTCGACGGGACACTGCTGATGAGCGTGTCGCCCATGCCGCTTCAATTACTCCAACAGACAGGCCCATGGTTTGGTGGTGCAATCTCAATACCGAAAGCGATGGATTGGCCCGCGCTATTCCGGGCGCTGTCGAGGTTCGGGGATCTGATAGTGAGGAAGCTAAGGAACGCAAGCTCATTGACTTCAGCGAAGGTCGTATTCGCGTTCTGGTCACTAAACCGTCAATATGCGGGTTCGGCATGAACTGGCAGCATTGCGCCGATACTGGATTTGTTGGCCTCAATGACAGCTTCGAGCAGGTGTTCCAGGCCATCCGGCGATTCTGGCGGTTCGGCCAGACCAAACCCGTCAACGTCCACTTCATCGCAGCTGAAACAGAAGGCGCTGTGGTGTCAAATATCCGCAGGAAGGAAGCGGACGCAGAGCGCATGGCACGAGCCATGGTGCAACATATGGCGGACCTGACCAGTGATGAGATACGAGGGTCACAGAGGGACCGTCCTGACTACCAACCGACGGAGCATGTGGTGTTGCCGTCATGGATAATGGGAGAACTATCATGAACCAGATATCAAACATTAAGGCGTTCGATCAAGAAGTGAGCGACGATTACGCAATTTATCGGGGCGATAGCTGTGAAATCATCAAAGCCATTCCCGACAACTCGATCCACTTCGGCATTCACTCACCGCCGTTTGAGGGGCTGTACAAGTTCAGCAATGACCCGCGTGACATCAGCAACAACGAAGGTGAGGACTTCTGGCGTCACTATGGTTTCCTGATCGCGGAAATGCTCCGGGTGACAATGCCGGGCCGGTGTGTGTCCGTGCATTGTATGCAACTACCCACGAGTAAGACGCGCGACGGATACATCGGCATCCGTGATTTCCGGGGCGAAATTGTACGCGCATACACCGACGCCGGATGGATATTCCATAGCGAGGTGTGCATATGGAAAAACCCCGTGGTAGCACAGCAGCGCACCAAGAGCCTGCGCCTGCTCCATAAACAGGTAGTCAAGGACAGTGCCATGTCTGGGCAGGGATTGGCCGACTATGTAGTGACGTTTCGCAAGCCAGGCGACAATCCCGAACGAGTGAGTGGCGGTTTTGACCAGTTCGTCGGCGAATCCGAGTGCGAGCCCGATCGAGCCAAGTTCACGAGCAAGGACGACCGTCGCAACTGGTATTCGATTGAGGTCTGGCAGCGGTACGCATCGCCGGTCTGGATGGACATCAACCAAGGCAGGGTTCTAGCATACCGCGGAGGCCGAGCCGAAGACGATGAGAAGCATATTTCACCACTGCAACTCGACGTGATCGAGCGTTGCATTCATCTGTGGAGCAACCCAGGGGATATCGTGTTCACACCATTCATGGGTATTGGAAGTGAGGTTTATTCTGCCGTCGAGATGGATAGGTTCGGCGTCGGGATCGAATTGAAGCCGTCATATTATGCCCAAGCAGAGCGCAACGTCGCGAGTGCTACCCGAAGGGGAGATAATGATCTTTTCTCTTGTGCGGTCCCATGACAGAACGCGACCTGTTCTATGCCCTTCTGGACCGCTTTCTGATGTACCTGGCTGACGGCTGGAAGGTGGCCGAGGGGCCACACAACGAGCCTGCATTTGTAGGCACTCACCACGGACGCCACAGCGTCCTCGTTTATCGGGAGATTTTAAATGACA